TGAGAAAATAAAAGAAAAAATAAACAAGCGTTTATCTCAACTATAAAATAAGTTTGATTTTGTTAAAAATTTTATATTTGATCATTAACTAACCGTAAATGAAAAATATTCGTGATACCTGTATTGAATTTCTTAAAAACGAAGACATACACAAGGACGTAAAAGAGATTATTAAACCACTGGGAAATATGATGTATAACGAAATTTACCTATACTTGTGGTTTATCTGTGTTTATAACGTCTTTTTACTGTTTCTTATTTTAGCCAATTTGTTCTTGGTGATTCACTTGTATCAAACGATTCAGAAAACAAACTTGTTCTCTAAAAACATTTAGGTAAAATAAAAAATATGTCCGCGTTATATATAATGTCCAAATTTATGAAAGGAGGAGTCGGTGCAGCAGACAGTGCGATTTCAGTATATGGTGGAATCGGCGAACAACGCGCGGTAGGCGCAAATGACAATACAATCGCAATGAAACAGTTATCTGGTGGTAGACGCAAGAAAAGACACGGTGGATCGATGGGAACTGAATTAGCTGCTTCTATGGGACTTTTAGCACTAAACGAAATTGCGAAACGCCGCAATAAATCTGAAAAAAAAGGAGGAAAATCGAGAAAAAGCGGGGGTAAAAAAAGACGCACCAATCGCCGTAAGTGATTTAGTCTAACGAAATAGATATTATCTAATGATAATATATATTATGACGGAGTGGACTAGTTTAGTTCAACAAATGTATGGAGCCAACAAACATAAGCCTGGATACAAACTCGGTAATGCGATGAAAGATGCCAAAAAGGTCTATAAAAAGATGAAGACATCAAAAATGACCAAAAAAGCGCCTATGAGAAGAAGAAATCGTACACACAGAAAAAAATAAATCAATCAGTATTATAACAATGGAGGATAATACTGGTAAAGCCGCGTTCATTGAGAACATTAAAAAATGGTATGCGCTTGAATCTAAATTGACTCAAGTAAACGAGATGGCGAAAAAAATACGCGAAACAAAAAACCTAACTACAAAACAGATTTTAGAGTATATGGATGTAAACAACGTTGGTGAAAAAAAAATTGCCTTATCTACCGGAGAAGTAAAGATGGTTGAAAAAAAGGAATATTCTCCTTTATCTTTCTCTTATATTGAAATTTGTTTGGATCATATTATATCAGATAAGGAACAAGTCGAGAAAATAGTAAATTTTTTAAAAGATCAACGCGATATCAAAATCACCAAGGAATTGCGATATTTTGCAAAATAAAAATAAAATCACAATATAAATGAAGAACGATTCTTTTCTAGAAAAATACCGGTTTCGAGAACAATCAGACGGATTTATGGTAGGAGGGATATCTTTAAATAATATACTTATGCTAAACGATTTTGCCCAAACCGATGGCGGAAATAAACAATTAGAAGAATTCTCAGTTCCACCAGGTCTATATGTATCTGGATCAAATGGACGGAATCTAATTGGAGGCGGTTTCGGGGAACCAAAATCGGTTATAGGAGGAACAATCGACGATTCTACGTTCAACATGTTATACGGAAAAGTATCAAAAACCGTCACAAAACGTGCGAAAACTCAAAAACGTAAAACGGGATATTGAACCGACTGGTCATCGGATTTTATTCTTGTCGAATAGCAAGAATAAAACTATTGTAAAAGAAGCGTGAATTTATGATTTTATTATTTCTTAGTAGGCATTTGATTTGTTAGTTCAATATTAGTATTTTGAGAGAGCAAGTCATCATATTCTGACCATTCTTTAGGATTATAGTAATTTATTTTAATTGCTCCGGTGTCTATTTTTGATCTCCATTGCTGAATTTTGTTCTCCAATTCAATCTCATCTTGTGACTTTGCCTGTATAATAGATTGTTGTTGTTTCTGTAAATCTAAACTACTCTCTTGTAATGGTGGTTTTACTCCATAACAGTTTATTCCTAATTGTTTTGCTGGATCGTTCAAATATCCCCCATTTACGCCTGGTCTACCACAACTATGCTGAATTTTGGGGTCACTACTTTGTTGTAATTTGTTCCATGACTCTTTTTGAGTAGGAAAATATGCGTGTTGTCCATCTGACCACCCATAATTACACCACTGACCACCATTTATGTAAGCATCTTCAATTTGATCATAATTTGCTAACGAAGCGCCATACGCAGCACAAACCAGGGGCGCTTCATCGTAAGTAAAATTACCAGCTACATTATATACTTCTAATTTATCGCCACCTGTGCTATCTTGGTTGTCAAATCCTTCTTTTCTGTTTCTAAATCCTGATACCATAGTTGTAGTTGTAGATGTGGATGTATCCTTAGTCAAAGTAGGAGTAGGAGTAGGAGTGGCCGTGGCTGTAGGTGTAGGCGTAGGTGTAGGTGTAGGTGTAGGTGTAGAAGTTGGAGTCGGAGTCGGAGTAGCAGTTGGATTAACATCAACAGAAGGACCATCAGTTGTACGAGCGACGGGACCATCAGTTGTACGAGTGACGGGACCATTAGTTGTACGAGCGACGGGACCATCAGTTGTAGAACCACTAGTGGTGTTCCGCGCCATGGGAGTAGACGTTAGAACAGATGGACCTTTCGTGCCACGTAAACTATTTGATGTAGAAGTATTTACTGAAATATTCGCAGAAACGGGCGTTGTATTAGGAGCGGATGCTGCTTTTTTATCAGAGCTTGATGCAGCAGGACTATTTGTAAGATAAGAAAAGAATTTTACTATAAAATCGTTAGGATTTGTCGGATTACCTTGCGGCACTGCATCTTTTGCGACAATTACGGGTTTTTGCGGAACAGGATTCACATAAGCGGGACCAGGAACAGGTTCAGGAGGAGGAACGCCCGACCAATTAAAATAAGAATAGGTAATATCAACCATTGAGAAACCGAAAACGTCATTAAAAAATTTAACAAATATGATTATCAAAAGTAGAATCCACGCAACAAATTCAGTACTGGAAATAAAAAACGGTTTGGTTTCATTACTCATTGGTATTCTAAATAAATAAATAATACTGTAAAAAAATAGTATAAAAACCACGGTTTTGTAAATAGAATCATTGTCGTCTATAAAATTTTTTGTTGATATAGCAATATTTTCAATCAAAATCTCTTTTTCTAATTCCGGTATTGAATAATAAGATGCAATCAGAAATAGTAACAAAAAACAAAAAACCGCGATATCTAGTAATTTACTTAATTTCGTTTGATAATCTAAAGAGTCTATATTTTCGTTGAAAAAATAATACAATAAACGAGAACAAACAAAATGTAAAGCTAAAAACCAGATCAATAAAATTGCGGTTTTTTTGTTAAATACCATATTATAGAGGGAATTTATATCATTGGTTAACTTATTATCATCGGAAGATTCCATTTATATATAAACATATTATAAAAAAATGACGCGTTCAAACCATTCTATAAAATAAACAGTAAGCTAAGGGAGTTATTATTCTATCCAAATTTGAAACAATTTCCACATTGGTGTCGTTGAAATGTATCCATTTATTATCTATGTGTTTTACAAACGCCGTGTAATGTCCCCCCATAACACCACCACTATGATTACAAACGCCATATAAATCATATTTATAACTAGACGAATTATATCCACTGACGTATTTTGAGAGATCAAGGTTTTGTAAAGGAAAATCAATAAGACTATTCAATTTCATTTGGCCATCGGGAGAAAACCGCTTCAACGAAATGACCAAAATCTTAGGAAAATTCCAAAACGTGATACGTTTTTTGATATCCTCTTTTTTCCCCGTTTTTTCATTAAACCACGCATTTTCGCCCTCGAGATATTCCGTCTTAGTAAATATATCTAAACATTCGTTTAAATTCGTAGCCAAACGATTCCCGTCTAATACCGGCAAATCCAAAATAAAAAAGTTCTCCGGCTTGATCGCATGAATAGTATTTCCCTCTTTTGTTGACAATTCCGACATAGAAATACCAAAAAAAAGATCCATAATTTCTGAATATTCTTTACCGTAAACATTCTGTAACATATTATAACATTGAACGGCGGTTTCGTCTAATTTGTTCTCCCTTTTTCCCGATATTTTTATCGTAACGCCTCTGCTCAAACTATTATGTATGCACTCGATCATAAAAAGCAAAAATTCGGGCATATCATTTTGGGTCCACCCGGTGAAAATTTCCTTGTTTTTAAGTTTCGCGATTTGATGCACATTATGTACAAATTTGTTAGGAGAGACAACACCATTTCCACTCCACATAACCGAACGTAAATCATTCCATTCTTTTAAAATATTAGTATCTGGTATTCCCTGTTTCATTTGCGTATCATCTTTTTTATCCAAAATGTTGTTCATTTCATAAGTATGATTTAATACTTGTAAACACGAATTTAAGAAGCAGGTATTTCCCAGATTATCTATACCCGTGTATCCCTTTTTGTAATACTTTTCGTAATTCATTTAATTATATTTTGTATAAGTAAATATAAATAAATCTTTATATTCTATTCAAGATGGATAATAGAAATTTACCCCACCACGATTATTGGCATAATCTAATTAGAGAAAGTGGTCAAGATACGCGATTAGTGTATATATTATGCGAATTAATGGAACAGTATAATTATACGGTTCGTTCAAATGACATACGTTTTCACGACAACATGTCATCCTTCATTCGTATGATTCAATCTACACAAAATAATATAATTCAACAACAGCGCACTCAAAGCCGAAGTCAGTTTTCTAATACAAACACAAATAATCGACATACTTTTTATACAACACCGCCATTTCGTGAGTCTTTATATACAAATATAATCAATGAAACAGTACAAAATATGCTACCGAATTTATTTCAGGACGTTCTGGTGTTTGCGACTCAGCAACAAATAAATAATGCGACTGACACATTTTTGTTTCGTTCTGAAGACATGACACAGATTGTGTGTCCTATTACACAAGAAGAGTTCCAAGATAATGATTCCGTTTGTCAGATTAGACATTGTGGTCATACGTTTAAAGAATTAGCTATAAAAAATTGGTTTCGGCAAAACGTCCGGTGTCCTGTATGTAGATATGATATTCGAACTAATAATCCTACAGATCCCGGAAATGATGAGACGCCGGACGTATTACCTACACCAAGTACCGCCACTTTGCCTTCTACGAATCTTCCAACAGGACGAAATGGACAACGAACATCAAACGCATCCAATATAGATAGGATTTTTCAGAATTTATCAAACGGGATTCAAAACGTTGTTTCAAATTACATGGACCGGGAAATGGGAACGGATAACACGCAGAATCGTGTATTTACGTTTGATTTACCGATTTATATTTACAACGATCTTTCTGGTAATTATTAAATTTAGTATCCTTGAGAACGTTTCATCGTTTTGGATCTAGATCGTATATAAGCAGCCTCTACAATATAAAAGGGCGTTATTATCAGTTCAAATAAAAATCTCGAAGAAAACTCCGCATATTCAAAACAATTGCCTTCTTTCTTTTTCATTTTTTGATAAAGAACAAATTATCAATTATAATAAAATCAATTTTTGTTATTATAATTACGCAAATATATTCCGCACATATATATATTATTCTTAGAATGGAGATTCAAAAAGATTTCTTTGTTCACTTATTTCACGTTATTTTTATAGGCGGACTATTTTTATATTTGGGAATAAAAAAAACGGACGTTCCGGATTGGATGTATAACCCAGTAGCAGGTTTAGGCGCATTTATAATATTATATCATATTTACAAGGCGTATTTAAAAACCATGGATAAAAAATTCCCCTGGGTAAATTATATTCACATCTTTATCATCGGACCCTTATTGGTATATATTGGCATGATGAAAGAAAAAACGCCTCGTTTTGGTTTTGAATTAATTTTAATGTCGGCATTTGCGGCTATCGGATACCACGGTTATTATTTATTTTTTTGAGGAAGTAAAGAACTTAGTAATGGTTTGGGTTCCCGTTTTTTGATTCTGAATCTTTTCCAGGTATTTATCAAATAATAATTCTTTTATTTTTTTACAGCACATGATTTCGCGTTTTTTCATAAATACTGTCCTGTCTTCATATGCCTTTTCTAATTCTGCCACCTCTTTTTTGTGTTTGCGCAGAGGAGTTGTAGTATTATTTATCTCCCAGATTTGTTCCAATGCTAATGAAAACAACTGCTGTAATGGTTTCATTAATTGATTCGTAATATAATAACTATAATCAATAGACAATTTGTTGTCTCGAATAAATTCCGGCGTTTCGATACGATCTCCGTTTAATTTTGCTTCTGGATTCGCGTAATGTAAGAACTTTATTCGATCGCCCGATTTGGGTTTATTTCCAGGATCACGTTTTCCTATTCGGTCTGACAAAACCCAATGTTCCATTCGAGTCGGGTTTTTGTAATCGCTTTTCAACTGTTTTGTCATCATTAATTTATCAATGGATACTTCGCCTTCCAATAAAGCGGACAACGACTTGTCCAAAAATTGTATGGCTTTTTTGATATCATATTCTTTCATAAGAATATTTAGAATACCTCCGTATACGTCTTTCAAATAATCACACGAGTCTCTCCGTTTAATAGACAAACCCATATATTTTAATTTTCCTTTATTTGGATCTGTTTCATAAAGCATACCGACATATTTTTTTTTGGCTACTAAAATGAAGGGCATCAGCGTTTTTTCATAAGAAAGTTCCATTGGTGGTTTCAACCACATCGAGCATAACTTTGCTGCATCTTGAGCAATCTCAATCGTTATTTCGAGCGCTGGTTTACCGCGAATCTTTTCTTTGGTTTCATGATGTTCCAAATTAAATGTAAAGAATACTGAATCGGTATCGCCATAAATGTACTCGGCGTTTGTTCTAACGCGTTCACCAGAATTCAAAACATAGACTCGATCTTTATATACTTCTTCAATCATTCTTCTTGCGTATATAATCATCATACGACCAGTAGCTGTGGTGGATGCCGCAATATCTTTTTCGTAAAAGGTGGAGGTGGATGATCCACATTGTCCGTATAACGAGTTTGCAGTAACTTTATATCCAAGCTGTCGCTTTTCCAAAATATTCCACATAAAAGGGTCCTTCTCTGTTTTCTGTTTTTTTCGAGTATCAGCCCTGGCCTTTAATAATTGCTCCAAAATAGAAGGTAAAATCCCCTTTTTTTGGTCGGGAAATTGAGCCCATCGGCAAATTTTAGTACCAGATTTCACTTTTTCTGCACGTGATGTGGGGGTTTTTCGAACATAACGAAAAGTGTCAAATTCTAAATCAATGTATTTATAATTTGGTAGATTATCATATTTGAAATTTTGACCTTGATCTTTTTCGCCGGTTTCGTTTAGTATATTACCTTCCAAGTCAAATTCCTTAGTCCAAACCTTACTATCGTGTGAAAGATTCTGACTGATCATAGAAGATGGATACAAAGACGAATAATCCACACACGCCACTGGGTTATCCATATACATAGAGCATTTGGGAGGCAACACGATTGCGCCTTCATAACCACTATCATTTAATGCCTTATCTAATTCTGGCATAAGCGTTTCGTTCTCCATACACTTTTTTGCGACGAAACTAGTAAGCTTAATACCCTGACCACGAAACATCAAGAAACTCATCGGAACACTACAGATACTTGACATCTCTACAAAACTTGTCAATACGTCTATTTTGTTCATAATATAATGAACCAGGTTGCAATCCTGAATACAATATTTTGCCACAATGGCACGTCCTGCCGAATCTTCCAAAAACAAACGCGAAATGTCTTGAGGTGAAACATCATCTTTTGCCGAACCCCATTTTAAAGGGCGCTTCGGATCAATAGTTTCATGTCCATGGATAACAATAACATTGTATTTATTGGTTTGTTCCTCACCTTTCACCATTTCAACCAGTTCTGCGTTTCGCCGAATATCGATAACACGGAATTTCTCACCATTTTTATAATAATCCGACGTAAAACCAGCATATCCTAGATGTATAAAATCACCTATATGTAAACCGGTCAAATTTTTACTATATAATTCCGTGATTGGGTCGCCATTCTCGTGAACCGAATGTACAATTTTAATAATCGAATCGCAAATGTTTTCACCAGCAACATAATCTAGTTTATAGGAAGGCAAATTATACTCCCTACGAAAATAAGTATACAAATCAATCTGTATACGACCAGACAATTTAAAATATCTTAAATCATAATCACCGGTTGCTAAACGCAAGGGCGTGTTATCTAATTGTAATGTACCATCCTTGTTATAAATTCCGCAGAATTCATTCACTTTCCTAGATACGTTTAAAAACTCCTGTTCGCAATGTAATTCTTGTGAACGTCTAAGCATGAATTCATAATCAAATCCGAAAATATTATACCCGATGATGATATCTGGATCTTCTTCCTGAATCAATTCCGCCCATCGTACTAGCAAATCTCGTTCGTCTTTTACTGATTCAATTACGGATCCTGGAACTTGATCACATGTTCCTACTACTAAACAATGATTCAAATATGTATCAGCTTCTCCATATTTCATAAACGTAGAACCTATGCAAGTAATCTTATCTCCTTCCAATAACGGGAATAGTCGTGTCAACACATCATTTAATAACTGGATTTTTTCGTCTCGAGTATAAGTTTCACTGACGATTACATCAACGATGGTCGATTTCAAATCTACCTTTTTTTTATTGGGTTTCGTATACCCATATGATTTTCCTTCTTCGGCTTGAACGTCGTTCGGAATCATTTCACTACCCTCTGCGTCTCCGTTACTAGCTGATTGTTCTTTCAATTGTTCAAACATTTCGTCAATTGTCAGTAAATAACCGGTATCTTGTTCTTTGTTAGCGTGTTTGGCAATTTCCATTGGTTGTTCCAATAAGACCTTGATATATTTTTTCACAATTTCTTTCGCGGGTTTCGATTTAGGGTATACCACGTCTATGTCATCGCATTTGTCATATTGAAAAGCTGACAATATCATTTTCTGAACAAGTAATTTTACGTGATCATTATTTGACAAAAACGCTTTTTGTTGTAAATAAACATCGATCATGTTCATGGCCAAGCGTTTGTATGTTTTTATAGGAACCGGAAAATCGCCATGACTACTATTTGCCTCAATATCAAAACTACAGATTTTATAAGG